TGCTAACTGCTCTTTGTTTGCTTGCATCGTAATAAACTTTCTTAAACGCTGTACCTGCTAACGGTAAATAGAACAATAATTGGTCCATTTCAGGGGTATATTCGTCCATTACCGTAGTTATTTGGTAATTCATGAATTCTTCTACCCTTCTAGCTTGATCTTCAGTTTCAGGTGTTTCGTTCCCCATTACCCTTGTTTTGACTGGTCCCTTACTAGGAAGTAGTTCTTTAAATGCCTGAGCTTGGAACTGGGTCACGGATTCGGCGAGCATAGGGTGGGTTACGCCTGAAGAACCGGGAAAAGGACGATCCCTGTCCTCATACTTGAAACCAAGTAAGTCTAGTCCCTTAATATAAGCGTCTTCCCACTCAGACCTAGAACCTTTGTCTTCTTCAAAATCACTTATCAGTTGAAAAGCAATCCGTCCTAGCTCGCCTTCATCAATGTACTCCGCTAAATTCGCATCGAATGGTGTTGTGTCAATTACGTCAACATCAGGAGAGTAGTTTATTTCTGCTCCGTCATCTGTTAATTCAACTGCTATATCACCTGCTCCGCTCGGAGCCATAGGTTCTTCGATCTGAACCTCTGTGCCGTCTTCGACTTCCAGATCTATAAGATCTGATATTCTTTCTATATTGGTTGGTCTATTATTTTCTGCCATTTACTTTGTTATCCATTTCTTCTAAAGCTTCCCCTACAGCATCAAAGGCGACACCTGAGCTCATTTGTTTTTTGGGGCTGCCAAACATTCCTTTAAATGGATTATCTTCTGGATCATAGAAATCAGGGTTTTTACGCTGTTCAGATGCACCAAAGTACATTCCTGCTGCACCCGCTCCTAAACTTGCTATGGTTCCTTTTATTAAACTATCAAATTTTCGCATTCTGTTTAAGACTTCCATAAGTTGTCTAGCTTCACCCATGGTTTTTGTTAAACTCATTTGTGATTCAAGAATTTTTATAAGCCTACTAACATCTTCTCCTTTATCCGTTAATTCTTTCACTTTTTTGGCGTAACCTGCTTGTGACGTTATAGAAGTAGTTCCTCTAGTTACGCTGTCTGTTAAGGCTTGGGTCTCCCGTCCATACTTCGCAACTATATCGTCTAATTGATTTTGAGTAAGTTTGTTAAATTTTTCACCTGCTTGTTGACCCGTCCTCATACTTTTAAGCAAGCTGTCCATTCTTGATGAGGGACTTCTTCCACGTAAACTACCGATGCCTCTCATGAGGCCTTGTACTAATGGTCCTAATGCCATGTTGTTCTCCTATTTTCTGCCATTTACTTTTTGTGTGCTTTTTGAATTGCAAAGTTTGCATTCATAGTCGCTCCCTTATGCGGAGTAAATTTGCCTGTGTGCTTCATCAGTTTGTAGCTACCGTTCTTCTGCTTCATCCAATGATAGCCTTTAGGTGCTTTGACTTTCATTTAATAAACGCCAGTAAACTTTATGCCTCTTTCAGCAGCTCCTCTACCACGGCTTTTGCCTTTACCTGCTCCAGGCTTTGGTCCTTTGGAAGTTGCCATTGTCTTTTGTTTTGCGTAAGGAACAAATCCTTGGTCCTTTATTTTTTCACCTTTATCTGCCATTTTTAACTCCTAGTAATATTCTTTTAGTCTGCGCGGATAATTATCCTGTAGATCATCGTCAGATTCTAAACCAATAAATCCTCCCTGTCGATAACGCATTAACGCTTGCGTAGTGGAGTCTACCAAATCATCGTGATCTCCGAAAGGGAAAGCCGCACATTCTTCTACCAATTCTTCCGCCCAGCGTGTTTCAGGAACATACACCATACCTGATTCCAACATCGGTGCAACTGCATTTACCCTCGCAATTTTATCTTGTCCTTTGCCGGGTGAGTAATTCACCACTGGAATTCCAGAATGTCGCAGTTCGTCGGTTAGCGGTAGCCCACTCGCTTTAGCTTCTACAATTACGGTATCTGGATCCCAGTATTGATATTGATCGTACGCTTGCCTTTTCAACTCTGGAAAATCCCACCGACCTTTCTTTACGTCGAGTAACAATAGAGCTGGTCTCTGGGACCCCTCGTCTGGGTAGAATACGCACCACGTCGTTATAGCAGAATAGTCTGCTGTTTCTTTTTTCGTGTAAGCCGTATCATACGACTGTATAACGTACTGCATTTGTGGAACTTCATCACTGTCCCAAATCTTCCACCACTCCCTTTTTAAAATAGCACCTTCTTCAGAAGTAGGATTTTGCATCCACTGTGCTTCCCACTTACTTACAGGTATAGAGGCTTTTACCCCTTCTAATTCTTCTATTTTCCAATATTCAGGCCATAAAGGTTTTTGACTATCGGGAAATATAGCTGGGAATTCCACAACTTCCCATTGGTCGGCGTGGTCTTCTACTTGTCTGCTAAGGAGTCTGCCAGTTAAATCTTTGACTGACCACCTTGTCATCACAATAACAATAGCACCGCCCGGTTGTAACCTTTGTCGTGGTCCAGATGAATAATAATCCCAAGCGTTGTCTAAGGCCGTGGGCGAGAGGGCATCTTGCTCTGAGTGAATATCATCCAACACAAGTAGATCCGCACCACGTCCTGTTACCGCACCACCAATACCTGAATAGAACGCTTCGCCACCGCCATTGGTTTCCCACCTTCCCGCTGATTTACTATCCGCCTTTAGTTGTACGCCCGGAAATACCTCTTGATAAGCAGGTGAGTCGATTAAATCTCTGACCTTTCTACCGAAACGGAAGGCTAATTCAGCGGTGTGCGTTATTTGCATGACCTTCAACTTTGGATTACGGCCCAAGATCCATGAAGGAAAGAATGTAGATGCGAATTCAGACTTAGTATGTCTAGGTGGCATATTGACAATAAGTCTTTTTAGGTCTCCTTTTGCAACTCTTTCTAGCTTCTCAGCAAATATTTGGTGATGCCTGCCTTCCACAAAGTCTGGCCACATGTGTTTTATGTATCGAAGGAACTTATCTTGCCCCTCCCTTTGAAGCTGCTTAGCGTTCAAGGCCTCTGTTAGTTCAAGTAATTCTTTTGTAGCATCAGGGTATTGCTCTGCTAACCGCTCCAAGTCTATATCGTAGGATGCCTTCGCCATCAGTTCAACTCCTTTAATGTGATTATATTTTTACACCACCAGTATAATTCGTCTTCTGTCAAGTTATGCTTCAAAATATTTACTCTACTGCAAACCAATTGTACATTATTTGGTAGATAACCGTTATGGGGATCTATACGATCAATACTAGCATTCAATTCTTTTCTTCCGCCTCCGTCTTTTTGCCACGTCATAAAAACACCTGATAAAGCACATTTGCCGTCTTGTTCATGCCACAACGCAACAATGTCTATAGCTTCTATATTCCATTCAATACCTGAATTTCTTCTCGCTGATTTTGCTTGAGTGTATAGATGTCTTAAATATTTTTCTGGGGATGAGGATTTTTTGCGATTTGCAATTTTGGTTCTACAGGATTTACAAACACTACGAAAATATTTTCCTTTCGGATTTGAAGTGATTTCAAAGTCTTCTTCTGGCAGTTCTTGTTTACAGGCTGTGCAGATTTTCATGCCAAATTTTTTGAAATTTTAAAATTTTTTGACCCCATATCGTTTTTGACTTTTTACATAATGAAGGGGGTCGCTTTATTTGTCAAAGTTTCTGGATATTCTCTCCATGTCTATTTTTTTCTCTAATATAAAACCCACTCGCTTCGCTCGTTGGGGGGGATAGGCCCTAGATTCAATGTAATAGATATTAATAGATTCATTCTAATGCAGACCGAAGGCATATCTATTGGATATGACATTAGATTCATTCTATTAATATCTATTACTTTCATTCTAGTGCCTATCCCCCCCAACGAGCGAAGCCGAGCGAAGCGAGGCAAGGCGAACACACACGCGAAAAGAGTTGACTATATAAGATATTTATGTATATATCTTATGGACACATAGCTTGCTAACCTTTAGTATATACATACTTATTTTAATAACTAATAGGAGAAAATTATGAAACTAAAAATAAGTATGTTTAATAATAATGGGTTAGAAGTAGCAAAGGCAATTGAGCCGAACTGCACTAGTCTTGTCATCAATGGCATTGTTGTTGTTGCCAATGGTCAGATACTAGAGGACACACCTCTACTAGAAGACCATGAAGCAGAGCATGGTGCAATCGTTATCCAAGAGCAAAGGAGATTATCATGAGAGATATTGTATTCTGTAGCATGTGTATCCCTTTTAGCATTGGGTCAGCACTTTATTATGGTTTTGAGTATGGCTACCTTGTAGCCATAACTCTGTTTGCTTTGGGTTTTATATGTGGAGCATCTACTTTTAATTTAGTAGACATAAACATAAGTGGAAAGGTTATAACTCCACGCAACTATAGGAAGAAGTCATGAGTAATAAACTAGAAGAAATTAAAGATAGAGTTTCAGACTTAGATTCTAATATCAATTCTAAATTAGATAGGATTATATCGAAGTTAGATAGTTTAGAAAGCGATCTTGATACAATAAGAGGAGAGATAAGATGAGAATGACAGAAGTCTTTTTAGAAGTTGAGGAAAAAGTGCTTGAGCATCTTCCATACTGCGACTGTATGGACGAACTCATGGATAGATTAATGGCTTCATCTGTTGCCAAGTATGGCAGAGAGATGATGATACCTTTAGTCGAGGACTTATGGTTCGAGCATACTCACTAATCACCCCAAAGGAAATAGGGCAACGAAAGTTGCCCTATTTTTTTATACCCCTACCACACAGGGCTACCAGGTCAGGGCTTCCCGGTCAGTCAGAACAAACAAGCAAGCAAGCAAGCAAGGAGATCTATGCCTAGAAAACAAATTATTAAAAGAAAAGTTAGGAGACTAACACCAAGAGAAATTAATTTTCTTGTGAAGGGAGTAGTAGCATTTGAAATGGAAATAGAAACCGATCCCCTTTCTGTTGAAGATCATCACTTAAAAGAACAAGACTCCTTACAAGGTATTTATAAACATTTAGCAATTATAGTTGACGACTAGCCGGGACATTTTTAATTTTAGTTAGAACAAGCAAGCAAGCAACATCATAATTAATTCCTTTTTAATCTAAGTCAAGGTTGTTTTCCTATTACGGAACTTCCACCTTGACTTAGAAGGAATTAGTTATGATGTTGCTTGCTTGTATGGGACAAATTATATATAATCATCTATGTAGTGCGTTTGGATAATCTTCTATTTACTACTTCAAGATACGGGCGCACTACACTTTTATTAACTAATGGAGAAATATTATGGGAATGGACGTTTATGGATTAAATCCACAGACTACAACAGAAAGACCAAAGCGACCGAATCATGAGGACTATAAGTCCGAAGAT